CACCGCGCAGGTCGGCACCGCGCAGGTCGGCACGAATACCACCATCCTCACCAATCAGCCATTGGCGGTGTTGTTTCAAAACATCGACCAACTTTTCGGGTGTGTATCGTTTCATGCCGCTCTCCTTTGGATGGGTGCTGGTGTCCTGGGTGGTTCGGGCTTGCGGGGGTGGAATCGGATGATCATGTGACCTCCAGACAGGCCGATGGCCGGGCGCTTTGGGAGCGTGGTTTGAATTGGTCGGGGGGGGCAGGATTCCAGACCTGCATCGCGGGCGCGACCCGTAGTTCTATGGGGTTGAACAACCCCCCGTTGGTTATGTTGTTTTCGGGTTGGGGAAGGGGCTTACACGTTCACTGAGCTGCATCACAGCCTGACGGGTTGATGATTCCCGAGTCGCTCGCGTTTCTCGCCCCTTGCCGAACCCGAAGGTTCGTTTTCTCCAGGCTCCCTCGTAGCTCACACGCGGGCTGATTTATCGGTTGTCTAGCTCCCGAACCTGGCACTTCTGGCACCGTCCTGAAACGGGGCCGTCTGGTTTCATCATCTATTTGGCTTTCAATCATCCGCCTGGCACCCTCGAATGCTGGCTTGATCCTAGGTTAACCATCCTGCGGGGAGTGTCAAGGGTTTTTACAAGAATTATTTTTTGGGGCGGTCATGCCACTTGACACCCTCGATCGTTGCCGTAAGCTTGGACCATGGCAAAGAAAAAGATTGTCCTCACCCGCGCCCAGGCCCAGAGACAAGAGGCTAGGGAATTCGCCGCCCGCGTCCTTGACCTATTCTATGGTCCCAAAAAACTAACCCAGGCTGAAATTGCCAGGGAAGAGCGATGCAGCAGACAGAGGGTGCATCAGATTATCCGATACGAGAATCCAGAACCAGCAGCATAACCCCTCTCCCATGTGGGAGACTTTTGGAGGCCGCGATGGCATATGATGACTTTCTAAAAGGGAAGGCGATACGCGCCATCCCCACGGGAATAGATCCAGGTGAACCCCCTGAGATGCTATTCGAGTTCCAGCGAGACATTGTGAAATGGGCGCTGCGCCGTGGACGGTCTGCCATATTTGCAGATTGCGGACTCGGTAAAACCCCGATGCAGCTTTCTTGGGCAGCTCAGGTTCCAGGGAAGGTTCTAATCCTTGCGCCTCTTGCGGTGTCTCAGCAGACAGTCCGTGAAGGTGCCAAGTTTGGTATCGACCTGGAGTATTCACGGCATCCGATTGACGCCCATATCACGATCACTAATTATGAAATGCTGGATCACTTCAACCCCAGCGATTACACCGGGATCGTGTTGGATGAGTCGAGCATCCTTAAATCCTATGACGGGAAGTTTAGAAATCAGATTGTTGATTCGTTCAAAAATACCCCGTTCAAGTTGGCCTGCACCGCTACCCCTGCCCCGAATGACCACATGGAGCTAGGCAACCATGCCGAGTTCTTAGGCGTCCTAAGCCGAACAGAGATGCTTTCCACGTTCTTTGTCCATGATGGCGGGCATACGTCTAAATGGAGACTCAAGGGCCATGCCGAGCGCGACTTCTGGCGTTGGATGTGTTCATGGGCAGTGATGATCCGAAAACCCTCGGATTTAGGCTACGACGATGGGAAGTTCACACTACCCCCAATGGTAATGCACCAGACCATCGTGGAGGCCATGAACACCCCTGAAGGCGCATTATTCGCACTGGAAGCAACCACTCTCCAAGAACGCCAGCAAGCCCGGAAGGGAACCACCCAAGAGCGATGCAAGGCCGTGGCTGATATTGTTGCCACCAAACCTGATGAACCTTGGCTGATTTGGTGCAACCTTAACAATGAAAGCCAGACAGTCAAGGATATGATCCCTGGATCAATCGAAGTGACTGGATCAGATTCAATCGAAATGAAGGAATCTAGGATGCTCGGGTTCACCCGTGGCGATCACAAGATGATGGTTAGCAAGCCATCGATCTGCGGGTTCGGCATGAATTGGCAGCATTGCGCAAATGTTGTATTCCTTGGCCTATCAGACTCGTATGAGCAGTTCTACCAAGCCATCCGAAGATGCTGGAGGTTCGGCCAAACCCGCGAGGTAAATTGCTGGATCGTGACCTCTGACATTGAAGGGGCAGTGGTTGCCAACATTGAACGCAAGGAACGTGATGCGGCTCGAATGGCAGAGGAAATGGTTTCTCATATGCACAATATGAACTCCCAAGAGATCCGAGGAACCGTCCGAACAGATGATGGGTATAACGCCCAAGTTGAAATGGAAATACCAAAGTGGATGGAGGCCAAATGAAGATTCTAGGGCAGGAAATTAGCAATAGCTGGGCCGCATACCATGGGGATTGCGTTGAGGTTGTTTCTGGAATCCCTGATAACTCAATCCATTATTCCATTTTTAGCCCACCCTTTGCCAGCCTCTACACATACTCCGCAAGTGACCGAGATATGGGTAATTGCCGAGACGCGGATGCCTTTTACCGCCACTTCCTTTTTTTAGTGAAAGAGCTGCACCGGGTAATGATGCCAGGTCGTCTTGTTAGCTTCCATTGCATGAACATTCCATTCTCAAAGGAACGTGATGGATACATTGGGATCCGAGACTTCCGGGGCGATCTGATCCGAATGTTCCATGATGCTGGATTCATCTTCCATTCGGAGGTCTGCATTTGGAAGGATCCAGTCACAGCTATGCAGCGGACTAAGGCTCTCGGGTTGCTCCATAAGACGATCCGTAAGGATTCAAGCATGAGTCGTCAAGGAATCCCTGACTACTTGGTGACGATGCGGAAATTGGGCGACAATCCAGAACCCATATCGCATACCGCTGAATCATTCCCGGTTAGCGTGTGGCAGCGATACGCCAGCCCTGTTTGGATGGATATCAACCCATCAGATACTCTTCAGAAAGAATCAGCCCGTGAGCAGGCCGATGAGCGTCATGTGTGCCCTCTCCAGCTCCAGGTCATTCAACGTGGCCTTGAACTATGGTCTAACCATGGCGATACCGTCCTAAGCCCATTTATGGGGATTGGTTCAGAAGGTTTCCAATCCGTAAAGATGGGCCGGAAATTCATCGGGGCAGAACTCAAGGCCAGCTATTACGGGCAAGCATGCCGGAACCTTCGGAGTGCTGAAAATTCAGAGCATGGTGGTTTATTTGAAGGAGAATGCCATGAGTAGCCTAGAATACCGCAAACTCCAGCGAATGCTAGGCGAGGTCCAGGTATCCCTCCTTCTGGTGAATGGCCTACGAAAAGATATGCCGCACCTGATGGACCTAGCCAGTGCTACGAGGTCACTACTCGCCGTGAAGCAGCATCTATTCCTTCGAGTTGTGGCTATGGAAGGTGAGTTGACAAAAGGTTAGGATTGCCTAATCCTTATGGTATCGGTGTCGAACCCGAATAAACACCCCCTCACCCCTGGCCTTTCGTTTCTCCCGCTGCTTTCGCAGGTTCGACCGGGGGGAAGAAGGCCAGGACTTTTAAGGACCAACCATGGCAGAGAAACCTCCTTGGTTTAAGATGGACCCTGCTAAATTCCTCCAGGATTCTATTGTGGATGGGATGACTACCTTGGAACTAGGTGCATCCTTCCGTCTTCTTTGTCGGCAATGGATAGACGGATATGTCCCTGATGATTTAGACCGGTTGGCTAGATTGTGCAGAGTGGATAGGTCATCTATGGGTGACCTATGGGTGACCCTATGCCACTTTTTCCCAGAGGTAGAAACTGGAAAACGCGCAAACCGGTTTATGTGGATTGAGCGTGAAATTGTTGTATCGGAGATGGGAAAGAAGTCATCAGCGGGAAGGGATTCCGCTAACCGTAGATGGGACAAGGTTAAGGAAGGAAGGTCACCCATTGGGTCACCCAATGGGTCACCTATGCCTAACCCATTGGGTGACCCAATGCAAGACAAAGACAAAGACAAAGACAAAGACAAAGACAAAGACAAAGACAAAGACACGCCTTCGGCTATGTCTCTCTGTGATGATGTGGTCGGAATGTGGAATGTAAAAACAAATGGGAAACTGCCAACAGCAAGGGCAACGGCTAAACGGTCCAAGCTAATTTCATCCCACATGATGGAATCTGGATGGATTGGAGACTTTTCCACGGCATGTGAGTTCCTATCCTTGTCGAAGTGGCACCAAGGGCAGAATGATCGGAACTGGACTGCGACAATAGACTTTCTACTCCAGACAGGGAAGGCGACAGAGTTAGCCGAGAAATACAAGGCACCTAAGACATTCCACGGTAAACCAGGGAGCAAGACTCCAGAGGCAGACAAGGCTTTTGATCGTCAATTAGAGGAGAAAGGGTTAAATTATGACTTCGACTGATACTTACCATCCCAGGACAGAATTTTTAATGGCTAGGATAGGTGTTTCTACCAGAGAACTTAGGGCTATCGGTCATCCTCCTAAACATGATTTTCCATACAACAAAGAAGGGTTTGGTCTGATAGGCAACACCGGGACAGGCAAAACGTGGTCACTCATCCATGCGCTTGCAGACGATGTTAACGGTTTGGTCTTAAAGTCAAAACAGCCTGATGACTATTGGTTGCCTTCAGAATACGCAACATGGCTTAATTGGCCAGGTCGTGCTGAGCAGTTGAAGTCTATGATAGGGCTTCATGAAAACCTTGATATATCACGCCTAGTAGAAGATTGGTGCCTATGTGGGATGCTGTTCGTGGATGACATCGGGGCAGAGCGTGTCACGGGTGATAATGATTATTCTCTGGGGATACTTCGGACAGTTTTAGATAGCCGTTATAGGTATGAGAGACCTGTTTACTGGACTTCAAATCTAAACATTCAACCGTTAAAGGACCAATACGGGGTCAGGATGGTTTCCAGAATGCTGCAAGCGTGGCCTCCGGTGGTGATCAAAGGTAAAGACCTGCGGCTTAATGGTGAGTGATATGGACCACTCAAACGAGATCAGGGCACGATACGCAACCCCATGCGGAGAGATTCGATCTGTTAGGGGAGAGGATTGGTCTAGGACTCTCCAGGTTATCTGCCCGGTATGCGGACACGCATTCTATCATTGGCAGCCTCTAGCGCGTCCGTGTGAACCAGGATATTCCGATCCAGAACCCGAAGTGATCGGTGGTGTCTCTCAGGGGGTCAGACGGACTTGTGGATCAACCTATTGCGCTGCAACAGAAGATAAGCACCAGCTGGATCGTGGAGGTTCATATAGGAAAGCTTGTGATGATTACACAATACGGCGTAAATCAGAGTCTAGTCCTAATCTAGAGTCAAAATCTGGACTAAAGAGGGCCAAATGAAATATAATATAAGGTCCAATATGGACATTGACAGGGGGCTTGCTTGAGCATCCTGCACCCAAAGCGCCAAGTTGATCCAGCCCACCGGGTTAAGGTTCGGGCTATGCCTTGCATCGCATGTGAGATCAAAGGTATTCAGCAGACCACCCCAACCGAAGGACACCACATCAAGCGTAGGCCAGACGGAACGAACTACGGATCAGTCAAGGCTAGTGATTATGAAATGATCCCGCTTTGCTATCATTGCCATTGGAACGGGGTAGGCTCGATCTACACCAGGGAACAATTTGAGGCTGAGTTTGGGGATGAACGGGATCTCGTGGCTATCACCTTGGCCCGGGTTGGCAACATGGAGGATGTATGAGCAGAGAAAAGGTCCACACTAAACCCTTCTCATGGGAAGCGAGTCACGGAACTGAGAT